GCTAAAATTGAAAACCCATCATTAAATGTGATTTTATATGTTTCCTTTATTCCTTGTGCGAATACACCAATAACATTATGGGATTTACCGTCACTACCAATAACCTTATCACCAATTTTAATGTCACCGATTTTTTTAGTTCCTGTTGGTGTATAAACTGGTGTTTTTATGGGTAAAAATTTCCCAAGCCCCATATCATCTGCCAAAATAAATCTTCTGGACCCAACAAGTTTTTCTATTGCTTCTTTTTGATGTGAAAGTGGTGGTCTATGATTGTATTTAGAATAATCAATAATAACCTCATCTACCGTTTGTGATTTAATTAAAGATGATTTAGGTACCCAAAACTCAGATAAATTATCTTTTTCAAAAAATTTACCCCAGATATGATATGACTTATCTTTTTCAACAAGTAATTTTTCAATATAAACTTTTTCCGGAGTTTCAAACAAATATCTTTCTTGGGCGAACTTCTTTGCAAAGTAAGGATCTAACTCAACCCATTTACGAGCAACCTTTGGTTTTGTATCAAAATACGCAACAACGTATTCGGCTTGGGTTCTTGTGGGATAAAACTTTTTATTAGTTTCCTTTTTGGTTTTCATATACAAAATATGGTTATTGGCACCACTATATGAATCCAATAAATCAAGAGCTTTGTATTCTATTAATTGTTTTTGTAATTCCAAAATTCAAAGTTATACATAAAAATAATAATAAAAACAATATTTATCAATAAATAAACAAAATGCAGAATAGAGTTCCAATAACAAGATTAGGTAAATTTTTTGGTGATAGTGACTTTAACCTTGAAATAGAAATGGGTCAGGAATGGCTAATTGGTGATATGAACTTCACTTGTGTTCTTTATAAAGTTGATAAATTAAAGACAAAAACAGATGATGTTTATGGTGAAACTGTTTCGGATGGTGTTAAATTTTTACCACCTATTGAATTTAACGCTTTTGTACAAATTGCAACACCAGAAAATAAAAATGTTGGGTCAACTAAAAATGTTCAGTTAGAACCTGGGAACATTACAATTTCTGTTTATTTAAAGACACTTGAAGAATTGGGAATAGATATTGACCTTGGGGATTATGTTGGGTATTATGATTCAGAAAATTTTGTTAGGTATTACACAGTTGTAAATGACGGTAGAGTAATATCTGATTTTAAACATACATATAAAGGTTATCGTCCTTTTTATAAAACAATTGTTGCGGCACCAGTCGGACCTAATGAATTTAGAGCACTTTGATAATGGGTTTACCAAAAAAAATTAAAAAATATATTCCTTTGACAGAATCTAAAACACTTCTACCACGAAGAAGAGAACTTCGTGATATGATAGAAGCGGATGGAACATTTTTACCAAAAAGTTTATTACACGCAGATTTGGATAGGGGATTTTTAGATTTTGTACGTGACGAATTAAAATGTGTTGTTGAGGGTAAGACAATTCCTATGATTGATATTTTAATCACAACACAAAACTGGGCGCAATTTACAGAAACTTGGGATTTTCAAAACATAGATAAAAATACTGAACCGCCATTTATTACTGTAATTAGAACACCAGAAGTTAAATATGGTAACAACCCTTCGATAGTTTATACAATACCAAATAGAAGATTATATTTTTACGCTAAAGTACCTACTTGGGATGGTAATAAAAATGGTTACGACATTTACAAAATACCTCAACCGGTTCCAGTTGATATAACCTATACTGTTGCGATTATATGTAATAGAATGCGTGAAGTTAATAAATTTAACCAGACCGTTATTGAAAAATTTTCTTCGTTACAAGCATACCAAACAATTAAAGGACATTACATTCCAATTAAGATGAATAATATTTCTGATGAATCTGTAATGGATTTGGAAAAACGAAAATATTATATCCAAAAATATGAATTTACAATGATGGGTTTTTTAATTGATGAAGACCAGTTTGAAGTTAGTCCGGCAATAACAAGATCGTTCCAGATATTTGAAACTGAAACACCGTATAAGAAAAAAAGACAAAAAAGAAGTCAACCACCAGAGCCTACGGTTTATGATGTTGTATTTCCAGTAACAACTGATGAGGTTGAAGAATTATTCAATTATACATTTAAAATGAGTCTAACTCAATCAAATAACATTAGTTCGTTCCAAGTTTATATAAATGGTGATTATTATGGGAATGATTTAACTGAAATACAAATTAACACAAATGATACAATTTTATTTCAAATTGTTAGATTAGATGCAACCCAACCTGCTAGTTTAGTTTACGTTGAGGCCCTAAATTAATCTTCACCGTATATATCTTTTTTTTCTTTACATTTTTCCAAAATTAAACTTTCTAAAAACTTATACATTTTAAGTCCACGTTTATCACAATATTTTTTTAAGACATCGTGAACGTCCTTATCAATCTTTAAATTTTTTATCTTTTTTGGTTGTTCTGACATTGGTAGAAAAAAGGTAGAAAAAAATCATACCAAAATATAAATAGTTTATAATAAGTAAAGTTTTTAGTGAAAACACTAATATTTATATTAAAATAAATGAATAAATTAAATAAAGACAATGGCTACTAACAGTAAAGTTTTTGTATCACCAGGGGTTTATACATCAGAAGTTGATTTGAGTTTTGTCGCTCAAAGTGTTGGTGTTACAACCTTGGGAATCGCCGGAGAAACAATTAAGGGTCCTGCATTTGAACCAATTTTTGTAAGAAATTTCGACGAATTCCAACAATATTTTGGTGGAACATCACCAGAAAAATTTGTAAACACACAGATTCCAAAATACGAATCTGCATATATCGCTAAAGCGTATCTACAACAATCTAATCAATTGTTTGTTACCAGAATTTTAGGATTATCTGGTTATGACGCAGGACCTTCTTGGTCTATAATGACTAAAGCAAACTTAGACCCAAAGACACTAGATTATTGGTGTTTAAGTGCTGGTACTGTTTTATGTGAACCAGCTTGTGTAATTAAAAAAGAATTACCATTTACAGTTAATTTTAGTGCTTGTACTTTGGAAACTGGTTTTGTTAATTATTTAACAAACTTTCCAAGCGACATTCAAAACATATTAACTTCTTCTTATGAAGAATTTGATGGGGACTTATCTACATTACAAACACAAATTAATGCTTTAATTTCTGATGTTATTAATAGTAGTAACCCAACTGCAGCACAAAATAATTTTATAAGATATTTTGGTTCTATACCTCAAGCTGATTATAATAGTTTATATGCTGGTGGTTACACGGCTGAAACAAATGTTTTTGCTGTTGATAATGTTGTATTCGAAAATTCTGACCCAAGTTCACCACAAAATGATTCTTGGTATTATGCACTATTCCAAAATGCTGGTAATAGTTTATATTCTGGATTTTCATTCTTTACATCGGTTGATAATTTACAACAAACAAATGTATATACAAGTTTGGTAAATCCTTTTAACCCGTTGTTATTACCAACAACAACTACAACAACGACTGGAAATTTTGGTCCTTACAATTTAGTTGTTAGTGTCGCACCAGGATCAATTGTTGTTCAGTTTTGTTTATCATCAACATTACCAGTTCCAAATGACGTAACATTATCATTTGATGCAACAATTGATGTAACAAGTGGATTGCCAATATTAATTAGTGATTCAGTTACAATAGATGCTGGTGAAGTTAGTGGTTGTACAATTGTTAGTTTCCCTAATGATGATTACCAAAGATTAGCAGGTACTGGTTCAATAAGTAATTTAGTATCTAGTGACCCAGCAGAATTAGACCCTAATGATGTAACTATAACTTTACAATTTATTTGTGACCCAATATTACCAACTACAACAACAACTACCGTTCCACCAACACCAAATGTGTGTTTTACAGGTTCAGTTGTTGGTATGATATATTACTATACTGGAACATCGTTTACGGAATACGATGACTTGATTATTACTACATTAAGATCAAGAGGTATTTCACCTTATTCAGACGGAACAAACCCAGTTTATGAAGTAACAGGTGTAACAGATGTTACTATAGATATGACCGGTCAATATAGTGGTGTTCTTAAAAATCCATTTTTACCATTTGGTGTTAATGCTACAAACTATGACGGTACTGATTTTGCTTTTGAAGTTTCACTTTCAAATAACGACGCTAAGAATATTAACAAAGTATTTGGTCGTGGTAACTTTGAAAAACCAAGAACTCAAGTTCCTTTAATGGTTGAAGAATCTTATTTAAACCTACTTAACTATGCTTGGAGTAAAGGTTATATTAGAGGTCTAAGTGCTGAATTAGTTGTTAGTGAAGGTGCTCAAAGTAATGATTTAAGTAGTATTGGTTATTACTTAGAAAAATTCCAATCACCTAGCACACCTTGGGTTGTTTCAGAATTAAGAGGTACAAAAGTTTATAATCTATTTAAGTTTTACACAATTTCAGACGGTAATAGTGCAAACACAGAAGTTAAAATTTCATTAACTGACCTATCATTTAACAATGAAACATTTACTGTTTTAATTAGAGATTATTTTGATACTGATGCTAACCCAGTTGTATTAGAAAAATTCACTAATTGTTCTATGAATCCTCAAGAAAATAACTTTATTGCTAAAAAAATTGGTACATTAGATGGTGAATATGAATTGAAATCAAGATACGTTCTTGTTGAGATGAACGAAGATGCGCCTATTGATGCAATACCTTGTGGATTTGAAGGTTATACATTCAGAGAATATCCAGGTGGAAAATCTCCATTCCCAGTTTATAAGACTAAATATTTTATCCCTGGTGAATTAGTATTTAACCCTCCTTTTGGTTTATCAAGTGGTGGTGACGATGCGTTCACAAGTCCTGGTGATAACATTAGAAGAACTTATTTAGGTCTTAGTTCTTATTGGGGTGTTGATACCGACTTCTTCCAATATAAAGGAAAAAGAAAACCATTTAATCTATGTACTGGGGAACCATTTGATTGGGATTTCAAGACTAAAGGTTTCCATATGGACCAATTTGCGAGTGGTATTACAATTTCAGGTGCTTTCGCATCAAGTGGTACTACAGCATTTGAAGTTGGAGACGCTTCGTTCTCTTCTGAACCAACAGACCCAACAGATCCTTACTACAGATTAAATTCAAGAAAATTCACGGTTATGGTTTATGGTGGATTTGATGGTTGGGATATATACAGAGAATATAGAACAAATGCTGATAAATACACATTAGGTAGGACAGGATTCTTAAATGGTGCTTGTTCTTCTTTAAGATTCCCTAAAGGAAAAGGTAATGGTTTATTTAAACAAATTGCAATCGGTGATGGTTCTGTTGAATATGGAAATACAGATTATTATGCTTACTTATTAGGTATTAGAACTTTTGCTAATCCAGAAGCTGTAAACATCAATGTATTCACAACACCAGGTATTGATTTATATAATAATAGTGATTTAGTTGAAAAAACAATCGATATGGTTGAAAATGAAAGAGCTGATTCATTGTATATCACAACAATGCCAGATTATCAAATGTTCGTTGCATCAACAACTGATGGTGATAACTTTATCTACCCTCAAGAAGCTGTTGATTTGTTAGAAGAAACTGGAATCGATTCAAACTATACTGCAACATATTATCCTTGGGTGTTAACAAGAGATAGTGTTAATAACACACAAATCTATATTCCAGCAACGGCTGAAGTAACAAGAAACTTAGCATTAACTGACAACATTGCATTCCCTTGGTTTGCGGCTGCTGGTTATACTCGTGGTATTGTTAATTCAATTAAAGCCCGTAAGAAGTTAACACAAGAAGATAGAGATGTTCTTTACCTTGGAAGAATTAACCCAATTGCAACATTTGCTGATGTAGGTACCGTAATATGGGGTAACAAAACACTTCAAGTAAGAGAATCAGCACTTGATAGAATCAATGTAAGAAGATTGTTATTACAAGCTCGTAAATTGATTTCCGCTGTTTCTGTAAGATTGTTGTTTGACCAAAACGACCAACAAGTAAGACAAGACTTCTTGAATGCTGTTAACCCAATCTTAGATTCAATTAGAAGAGATAGAGGTTTATATGATTTCCGAGTAACAGTATCTAATGATACAGAAGATTTGGATAAAAATCAGATGGTAGGTAAAATCTACATCAAACCAACAAAATCTTTAGAATTTATTGATATCACATTCTACATTACACCAACTGGTGCGTCGTTTGATGATGTATAATAAATTAAAGGTTATTATAAAGTGGGGGTCATTGATCCCCATTTTTTATTTTATGTAATATTTATTAATATGAATTATAAAAATTTAGTTAGACAAATCATCAATGAAATTATTGATGATGCTCATACACCAGTTATGAAATACTACGCATTTGATTGGGATGACAATCTTATGTATATGCCAACAAAAATTTATTTGAAGGATAGTGAAGGGAAATCAGTGGGTATGTCAACAGAAGATTTTGCCGAATACAGAACAGAAATTGGAAATGAAGACTTAGAATATGAAGGTCATACAATTGTCGGTTTTGATAAAAACCCGTTTAGGGATTTTAGGGTGACCGGTGATAAGAAATTCTTAGAAGATGTGATGAAAGCTCCTACTGGACCTGCATGGTCAGATTTTGTGGAAGCCATAAACAACGGCTCTATTTTTTCAATTGTAACAGCAAGAGGACACACACCAAGTATTTTAAAACAAGCTGTATATAATTTAATTAAAAAAAATATACATGGTATTGATTCAAACCAGTTAGCTAAAAATTTATTAAAGTATAGAAATTTGGCTGATGAAGATAAATTAACAAAGGATCAACTAATTAGATCATATCTTGATATGTGTAGATTTTATCCTGTATCTTTCGGTGAAGGTTCGGAAACAAATCCTGAACAAGCCAAGATTGATGCGATGGAAGAATTTGTAGATTACGTTAAGCTTACTTCAAAGAATCTACAATCAAAAAGTATGATGAAAAATAAAATTAAAAATTACTTTACACCTTTTATTGGATTTTCAGATGATGATGTAAGAAACGTAGAATCTATGAAAAAACATTTTGATAAAAAAGAAGATAATATATTAAAAACTTATTTAACAGCAGGGGGAGAAAAAAAACAGTATTAATATTAATTAAGTAATATTTATAATAGGATATATAATTTGAAAAAAACTGAAAGTAAATAGAAAAATTCCTAATATCGATATATTTATCAAAAAAAGAAAAATAAACATTAAATTAAAAAATAAAAATTATGGCTGATTTATTAATGAAAATGCCAGTTCCTTATGAACCGAAAAGACAGAACAGGTTTATCTTAAGATTTCCTTCTAGTTTGGGAATAAACGAATGGTTTGTTGAAAGTGCTTCAAGACCTTCAATTAAAGTAGGTTCGACAGAAATCCAATTTTTAAACACTTCAACTTTTGTTGCTGGTAGATTTAACTGGGACCCAATTACTGTTAAATTTAGAGATCCGATTGGACCTTCTGCAGCACAAGCACTAATGGAATGGATGCGTTTATGTGCTGAATCTGTAACAGGACGTATGGGTTATGCTGCAGGTTATAAGAAAAATGTAGATTTGGAAATGCTCGACCCAACCGGAGTTGTTGTTGAAAAATGGATTTTAGAAGGTACATTTATGACTGACTTGAACTTTGGTTCTTTATCTTATTCTCAAGATGCAATTGCTGATATTTCAGCATCACTTCGTATGGACCGTTGTATTTTGGTATACTAATTTTATTCAAATATTATTTACTACCCACATAATTTTTTGTTATGTGGGTTTTTTATTTACAAAAAACATAAGTAAGATATTTTTATAATAAAAAAGAATATGGAAACAAATGTTAATGATTACGGACAAATGAATTTTAATTTACCACACGACGTGGTACCACTTCCTTCCGGAGGAATATTCTATCCAAACAAAAAGAAAAGTGTTAAAGTTGGTTACTTAACGGCCGCTGACGAAAATATATTGGTTAATATGGATGGTACTAAATCTATTAAAGAAACGATAATTCTACCATTACTAAGAAATAAATTATATGAACCAGATTTAAGACCAGAAGATTTACTTGATAGTGATATTGAAGCAATATTGTTATTTTTAAGAAATACTTCTTTTGGTCCAGAATACGTTGTTAAAGTAACAGACCCACAAACAGGAAAGTTATTTGATGCTACAATATTATTAGATGAATTAAATATTAAAAAGAATGAAGTCCAACCGAATGAAGATGGTACGTTTACGGTTTTACTACCTAAAAGTAAATCAACAGTAAAATTAAAACCATTAGTTATGCGTGACTATCTTGAAATTGAAAGAGTATTAGATACTTACCCACAAGGTAGAATTCAACCAACTATTACAACAAGACTTAATAAGTTAATCGTTGAATTAGATGGAAAAGCCAATAAAGGTGATATTGCTAAATTTATAGAAACAATGCCAATATCTGATTCTAAATATATTAGAAGTTTTATGTTTGAAAACGAACCTAAACTTGATCTATCAAAAGAAGTCATAGCCCCGTCCGGAGAAAGAGTAGTAGTGTCTATTGCTTTTGGGGTGGAATTTTTTCGGCCTTTCTTTGCAATATAAATTAAGACTCATTGATGAATATATATTCTTAGCTAAGATGATAAAATTATCTTATAGTGATTACCTTATTATGCCAACTTATTTTAGAAGATATGTTATTGACAAATTGGTTGAACAAAATCAAGATTAAACTATTTATAAGATAAAGTAATTAATATTATGTTTACAATAGGTGATGGTAGTGGTCAACTAGAAACTCAACCAAAGGGTAGAACTGGTGAATTTACTACAGGTTCTGATTTTGAAGGCGCATACAAAGGTGCGGCAAAATCCGGTATTAATGCTGTAAAACAAGTAGGAGAACTTTTTGAATTAATCAAAAATAATTTTAAAGATATTTTTGGTCTTGAACAACAATTAGAAAGGTTAATTTATTTAGATGAACAATCAGCAAAAATTAATCAAGCATTAGGTCTTGGAGCACAAAAAGCCGGTGAATTTAGACAATTAGTTGCTGATGCCGGAGCCAAATACGCTGAAATTGGTTTGAAAATGAACCAAGTCGCCGACGACTATATGAACATTTCAAAGTTGTACGGTACAAACATTTCAATTACCGACAAACAACTTTTTGATTTAGCAGCAACAACAAAAGTAAGTGGTGTTGAAATTGGTAAATTAGCTGGAGCATTTCAAGGTGTTGGTGGAAATTTAAGGTCAATACCAGACGAAATGATGAAAGTTGTTAAAACAGCAAAAGAAGCTGGTGTTATTGTTAAAGATGTTGCAGCAAAAGTTGTTGAAAATATGAAGGAAATGAATATGTATAATTTCCAAGGTGGTATAACAGGACTAGCAAAAATGGCAGCTCAATCAACAAAACTTGGTTTTGACATGAAAGGTGTCTTTCAGTTAGCAGAAACGGTTTTTAACCCAGAAGGTGCTATTAAAACAGCAGCAGCAATGCAAAGACTAGGTGTTTCAACAACTGCATTACTTGACCCATTAAAATTAATGGATTTATCAGCAAACGACCCAACAGAATTACAAAACCAAATTGTTACAATGACAAAAGATTTTGTTCAGTTTAATAAACAACTTGGAAGTTTTGAAATAATGCCAGGCGAAAAAAGAAGATTAAGGGAAATTGCAAAAGAACTTAACATAAGTGTTGATGAATTAACAAAAATGGGAACAGCGGCAGCCAAGTTAGATTACAATATGAAACAAATCAAATTTAGGTCTGACATGTCTAAAGAAGATAGGGAATTGGTAGCAACTTTAGCAACAATTAACCAAAAAACTGGTATGGCAGAAGTCAAGGTTAAAAGAATGGAAAAAGATGCTGAAGGTAAGGATGTTTGGACTGGTAAATATGATATGGTTGAAGCCGGTAAAGTAACGGGTGATCAATTAGAACTGTTAAGGGAAGAACAAAAGTTGGAAGGTGCAACAATGGAAGAAATTGCAAAAAAACAACTTGGTGAACTCGAAAGACTAAATGCCGTTTTCGATGCAACAAAAAAAGCTACAGCCTATTCCATAACAACAGCAAAACCATCACAAGATTTATATAAAGGAATAACAACTGATACCAGAGAAAAATTATTTCAAGACAAAGATAACCCAAATAAAGATGCAATAATTCCAGAAGAATTTAGAAGAACTGAAAACCAAAGAGAAATGTTGAACGCCCTATCTAAAAAATTTACAACTGAAGGTAAAGATTTAATAAATGAAATAAGTAAGATAAAAGATATAAATGACGTACTTAGTTTATTTACAAATGTTGGAACAGAAATTTTAGAATACTTTACAAAATCTGGTAATTCAGGTTTGTTGGGTGATTTAGAAAAAATGAAATCTTATTTTACTGGTGGTGCTAAACCGTCAAGTACATCAAGTCCATCATCATCAAACGTTTCTAATTCATCGGTAAGTACAAACAATAACGTTTCTACAAATAGTAATACTAATAATAACAGCTCAAATACTAATGTTAATAATACAAATAACCCAAGTTCAAACATTAACTTATCAAATAAAGTTGATTTAACAGTTTCAATGGACCCAGCAATTAGAAATGAAGCTTTGACAACATTAATGAGTGATGCTATCAAAAAATATTATGAAGACCCAAATAAAATGGCTGATTTTATTAAAAAGATTAATGACATTCAAACCAACAATAATTTAATGCCAGCCTTGTACAAACCACAATAAAGTCTTAATTACATTTCAAAAAAATTATTTATAATCTATTTATAAATAAAATTAAAATTAATGCCTGAAAGTTCATTATCGTTCAATTCAACATCCACATTTAGGAATATTCTTATGGGTAGAAATTTACCCCCATATAATGTTCCAGGAGCTTATAGTCCACCATCTGGAAATGTAAATTACGAAGTATCACCAATGAATGATAGTTCAGTCATTGATTCACCAAATGATTTAGTTGGGACTACAGTTCAAGCAAACCAACTATATTCATTAAATGAATATGGCCCTGAAGGTGGTTATAATAATATTATTTCAACAGACGGTGAACCATTACCAGTAACACCAAATCAAGGTGAATATGGCCAAGATGACGCACAAATAGATTTAGTTAATGAATTCTATATTGATTCAGCTTATATAAAAAATATTTATGGCCCAGAAAGTGGATATAAAGATTTAGTTATTATAACTGATAGTTTTAGTAATTTACAATACTTTTCACCGTATGCAACATCTAACGGTAGTGTATTCCAATCGGTACCAATCAACTTTTTATATTCTGTATATAGTCCTTTTGAAATATTGACATCATCAAATCCAACGGGAACACCAGGACCTTTATCACAAGATTCATTGTTAGCACAAATCGGTGCAAAGAAATTAAAAGAAGCTTTTGAAAAAAGAATAGCAGATGAGGTTAACAATACAATTAATAGTATTATTAATTTAGATTCACTACAAGACCCTTTCGAAGCTTCACTTGTTGCAACTGGACAACAGCCACTTATAAATAAAAATTGGAAAATTACAGTTCCAGACAATCCACTATTAGCTGCCGTTTCTTTTGCCAATAGACTAAGTGGTACATATTTTCCTGTATCACTAATACCTGGTGATTATTTTACAAAACCTTTTAAGGGTCAAGATAATCAAACACAAGGTGCTCTTAATGTTGTAAATAATTTAACTGGTGGTGCCTTGGGTTCTTTGTTAGCAACAAGTGAAAACCCATCAGTTTTATTTTTAAAGAATACTGGATATGGGCAAAAATCTGTTTTATTCAAAAGTTTAGATTACAACATTTATAAACCAAAATATGAAAAGGGATTTCTTTTAGGTGTAACAGACGCAATCAATAATTTACTTGGTGCTAATAGTGAACAAGGTGGTGGATATTATGTTGGTAGTGACCAAGCGGAACCATCAACAATTAATTCTCCAGCAAATGAAATCCCTGTTGATAGATTTGGAAGACAACAACAAGGTCCAGTTTATGGTCCAGACACTTTAGGTAAGTTATACGAAGGAAATGAAAGTAAAATTAAATTTGGTTTACCAGGTAAACCATATTCCAACCAAGGAGGAATTACTGGACAGTTTATTTGGACATCACCAAAATATAAAGATAATATAGGATTTAAGGTGGCACCTGGTGGTGACCCAGTACAACCACAAGATCAAGAATTTGACGCGGTTAAAGGTGAATTTAATGCGGATACAGAGTCTTCTGGATTTGAATTCAAAGGAGGTTCAATATTAGATAATACACAAAGACTAATAAATTCTGCCGATAATGTTATTGGTGCAAAAAGACTACAACACGTTGGAAATGCAATTAACCAAATTTCAAAAGTGTTCAACGATGGATATAAAGAAATGACCAAAGGTTCACAAGTGATTGCTTATTATGATAGTGTTACTGATTCTGAAACAATAGGTATTGAAGGAACAGAAGTCGGAAGAGAATATTGTAGAGTTTTCCAAAAAGATACACCGTATTTAACATATGCTGACTTACAAAAAACAGATGGTATTACAACGGCAGGAAGAAAATTCCACAATTCTGTTTTAGATAATACATATAATTTAAATATCGCACCATTACGAAATCCTGGATCAACAAATATTTTTGACCAAAAAGTAAAAAAATATATGTTTTCTTTAGAAAACCTTGCATGGAGAACATCAAGTGAACCAGGATACACATATGACGATTTACCGGTATGTGAAAGAGGACCAAATGGTGGTAGAATTATGTGGTTTCCACCATATGATTTAACATTTAGTGATTCATCAACCGCCAACTGGAACCCAACATCTTTTCTTGGAAGACCAGAACCAATTCACACATATAAAAATACAACAAGAACTGGGTCAATATCTTGGAAAATTGTTGTTGA